TGGATTGTAAACCATGATGATTATTGTGGTAAACTTTTAGTATTTAATAAAGATAAAAAATTTTCAATGCATTATCATATGATTAAAGAAGAATCATGGTATGTTGCTAAAGGAAAATTTGAATATAGATGGATTAATACTGAAACAGCAGAAACAAAAGTAACTTGGTTTGAAGAAGGAGATGTTGTAGATTTAGAACGTGGTCAACCTCATCAATTAATAGCACTTACTGAAGGAGCTACAATTTTTGAAGTGTCTACTAAACACTATGAAGAAGATAGTTATAGAGTTGTAAAAGGAGATTCACAACCTTCAATTGCACAATCAATAAAATAAAATTATGAAAATAGGATTTTGTGGTACTATGAGTGTAGGTAAAACAACGTTAGTTAATGCGTTGAAAGAATTACCTGAATTTAAAGATTATACGTTTAGAACAGAACGTTCAAAGTATCTAATGGAATTAGGTATTCCATTAAATAATGATTCAACATTAAAAGGTCAATGTGTGTTTTTAGCAGAACGAGCAAGTGAATTAATGGTTGAAAACATTATTACAGACCGTACTATAATTGATATTATTGCATTTACAAAAGCAGCTAAATCAATTGATTATCATGGAGCTGAAGTTTTTATTCAATTAGCTATACGATTACTTTCTGAATATGATTATTTATTTTATGTTTCACCTGAAGGAGTAGATATGGAAGATAATGGAGTTCGTGAAACTGATTTAGAATATCGTGATTTGATTGATTCTATTATTAAACATCAATTAGAAAGTAATAAATGGAGAATCAAAAATTTAATATATATTAAAGGTTCTACTGAAGAACGTATTACACAAGTGAAATCTGCACTTTCTTTGTAATATTTATAACAAAATATTTTTTACAATGAAAAAATCAGAAGCTAAAAACTATATTAAAGAACTTATTGTAGCTGAATTAACTGAAGTAGACGCTGACCCTAAATCAGGCGCAGTAGTAATGAAAAAAGAATCTAATCCAGTTGATATTAAAAAATTAACTTCTCAAGGTATAGATGTTGAATTAAAAGAAGAAGAAGATGATGCTGAACCAACAGCAAAAGATATCGCTGCTAATGCTTCAATTGCTAAATTAAAATCCAAATACACAGATGTAGTTAAACAAATGAAATCTGTTGTAGGAAAATATAAATCAGCAGAAGGTGCTGAAAAACAAAAGTATGTCGATCAATTAAAGAGTTTAACTAAGCTTAAAAAAGAATTAGAAGCTATGATTAATCCTTCAATTGACGATGAGGATGAAAACTAATTATGGAATTATTAAAAAAAGTTTTTGGTAATATTCAAACTTTACTTATTATAGTATTAGTTATTGTTATTTTATTAATGAGAACATGCTCTGGAAAAAAAGATTCTGGAGAAAAAGTTATTACTAAAACTAAAATAGAATATATTCCTGTAGAAAAAATAGTTCCTGAATATGTTCCTAAATGGAAAGAAAAAATTGTAATTGATATAGATACATTTTTAGCAAATACAGATGTAGATACTTTAGCAATCTTAGCTGATTATTATGCTAAGTATTATTTTGTAGATACTTTATCTTTTGATACTTTAGGTTATGCTTTAGTTAAAGACACCGTAACTCAAAATAAAATTGCTTCTCGTAGTTTAGAATACCAATTAAATATTCCTAAAATTACTGTTGAAAAAACAATATACTTAAATCAACGTGAATTTTATTATGGTTTAGGAATAGCAGGTAATCTTCGACAATTAAATTCCATAGGAGGAGAAATATTATATAAAACTAAGAAAAAACAAGCATATGGCTTGGGTATAGGTGTTAATCAAAATTTCCATCCAATAATCTCAGGCCGTATCTATTGGAAGATAGGTAAATGAGTCAACAACCAGATTTAAGACAAATAATTCGTGAAGAATATTTAAAGTGTGCTGCTGACCCAGCTCACTTTATGAAAAAATATTGCCACATTCAACACCCTCAACGTGGTAGAGTAATATTTAATCTATATCCTTTCCAAGAAAAAACATTACGTTTATTTAGAGATAACCCATATTCAATTGTATTAAAATCTCGCCAGTTAGGTATTTCAACATTAGCTGCAGGTTATTCTTTATGGTTAATGTTATTTCATAAAGATAAAAACGTACTTTGTATAGCAACTAAACAAGAAACTGCTCGTAACATGGTTACGAAAGTTAAGTTTATGTTTGATAACTTACCTTCATGGTTAAAAATACAAGCAGAAGAAAACAATAAATTATCATTACGATTAAGTAATGGTTCACAAATCAAAGCCACTTCAGCAAGTTCGGATGCAGGTCGTTCAGAAGCAGTATCTTTGTTGATTGTCGATGAAGCAGCTTTTATCGAGCAAATTGGTGAAATTTGGGCTTCAGCTCAACAAACATTAGCAACTGGTGGTGGTGCAATTGTATTGTCAACACCTTATGGTACAGGTAACTGGTTTCATAAAACATGGGTTTCAGCTGAATCTCAAGATAATGACTTTTTACCTATTAAATTACCTTGGTATGTTCATCCTGAACGAGATGAAGCTTGGAGAAAAAGACAAGATGAATTACTTGGTGATCCTAGATTAGCATCACAAGAATGTGATTGTGATTTTAGTACATCCGGTGATGTAGTATTTTATCCTGAATGGATTGATTTTATAAAAGAAACAACAATTAAAGACCCACTCGAGCGTAGAGGAGCCGACCAAAATTTATGGGTATGGGAACCAGCAGATTATACACGTGAGTATATAATAGTAGCTGACGTAGCCAGAGGTGATGGTAAAGACTCTTCCGCTTGTCATGTAATTGATATAGCAACGAATACACAAGTTGCTGAATACAAAGGACAACTTCCACCTAAAGAATTTGGATATTTTTTAGTTGGTTTAGGATCCGAATATAATAATGCAATGTTAGTAGTAGAAAATGCCTCAATTGGTTGGGCAACATTAGATGCTATCATTGAAAGAGGTTATCGTAATCTTTATCATTCACCAAAATCCGATCAATTAACAGCCGAATCTTATTTACGAGTATTTGAGGGTAGTTCTGATATGACACCAGGATTTACGATGTCCTTAAGAACAAGACCATTAGTAGTAAATAAATTTAGAGAATATGTTGGTGATCGTTCTGTAACAATTCGCTCAAAACGATTGTTAGAAGAAATGAAAGTATTTATTTGGAAAAATGGCAGGCCAGAAGCTCAATCTGGTTATAATGATGATTTAGTAATGAGCTTTGGTATGGGAATGTTTTTAAGAGATACATCTTTAAAATTCCAGCAAATGTCTCATGATATGACTCGAGCTACACTTGGAAATATGAGTAAGAGTACATATGTTGGTGTTTACAATCCAAATGCTCCAAAAAATCCATACACTATGCGAACAGATGATGGATTTGAGGATATTAAATGGTTATTGTAATATTTATAATATATAATAAAATATAAAATGGCAGATACTAGTTTATTCACCCGATTGCAAAGATTATTCTCAACTGATGTTATAATCAGAAATGTGGGTGGAAATGAATTAAAAGTAATGGATGTTGATTCAATTCAACGCTCAGGAGATGTGGCTACTAATTCATTAATGGATAGATATAACCGTATTTATTCTCCATCTTCAACATCACTTTTAGGATCCCAGATTAATATTAACTGGCAATATCTTAGAACTATGGTCTACTCAGACTATGATAACATGGATTATGATGCCATTGTAGCTTCTGCTCTTGATATTATTTCTGATGAAAGTACATTAAAAAATGATATGGGAGAAGTACTTCGTATTAAATCAAATAACGAAGATATTCAACAAATCCTTTATAATTTATTTTATGATGTTTTAAACATTGAATTTAATTTATGGTCTTGGATTCGTCAAATGTGTAAATATGGTGACTTTTTCCTTAAGATGGAAATTGCTGAAAAATATGGTGTTTACAATGTAATTCCATATACAGCATATCATATTGAAAGACAAGAAAATTATGACCCTGAACATCCAAATGCTGTAAGATTTAGATATTCACCTGAAGGTATTTATGCTGGTGGATCTGGTTACTATGGTACTCCTACTTTAGGTTCTTTTAATGATAATCAACCTGGTATTTATTTTGATAATTATGAAATGGCTCACTTTAGATTGTTAACTGATGTTAACTATCTTCCTTATGGTCGTTCATATTTGGAACCGGCTCGTCGTATTTTTAAACAATATTCATTAATGGAAGATGCGATGTTAATTCATAGAATTTCACGCAGTCCAGATCGTCGTATTTTTTATATTAACGTAGGTTCAATACCACCAAATGAGGTAGAAAATTTCATGCAGAAAACAATTTCTACAATGAAACGTACTCCTCTTATGGACAGTAAAACAGGTGAATATAATTTAAAATATAACATGCAAAACCTATTGGAAGATTTTTACATTCCAATTCGTGGAAATGATACTACAACTAAAATTGAAACTACTCCTGGTTTACAATATGATGGTATTCAAGATGTTACTTACTTAAGAGATAAATTATTTGCTGCCCTTAAAGTGCCTAAAGCATTTATGGGTTATGAAAAAGATTTAACTGGTAAA